ACCGGGTCTTGTGATTAATTCAGAAGGTTGGGCGGTTAAGCGAGTAACTTCTGGTACTGATGGCGGCGGTTATACGACTTCAACTGTTCGTTGGGCGGTGAAAGCTGGTCGTCCGACTACTTCCAAATATTTTGCCTTTACTGCCGCTTCTGTTGCTTCAATTCCGGAATCTTGTTTTGGAGCGTAAATTATGGATCTCAATTGTGTCCATGAAATAGTTAAACCGGTCACAGTTGCTGAAGTAACTGCTCCAATCACAGTTGCTGAAGTAACTGCTCCAATCACGGTCGCCGAAATAACTGCTCAATTAAATGCGCTGATCAAGGGAATTGATTATGTAGCAGGACAAAGCGGTATAGATGCTTCCGCTGAAGCTTTAATAAGTATATCATACGGACACCATGAAGTCCATGAAGGTAACTCGTATTGGGCCGGATTCAATGCGACATTAACAAATGGACAAGAATTGAATTTTGCATTACAGACACCAGATAGTGATGCTTTACTTCACATGCTTATCGTTTTAGATATCACTGCCGTCTGTACATTTACTCTTACAGAAGGTTGTACAATATCTGGTGGTAGTGCTGGTGTTGATTATAATCGTAGAAGATCGAGCGAGAATGTCAGTGGTGCAACGATAAAAACTGGTTCTACCGGGGGTGAAGATATAATTACTCCAACTGGTGGAACTGTGATATGGACAGAGACTTTTGGAGTGCGTGCTATCGCTTGGAGCAGAAACAATGGTGAAGAAGTTATATTAAAACCGAATACAATTTATTTCTTTAAGGTGTTGAATGGAACTACCACCCAAAATGTCACTTTGCGATTAGATTACTATTTGCACGCTGATAAGAACACCATATAACATAGAAAGATTTTGCAATGTCAGAACCTATTTCACATGAATATCTTCCTGTTACATACAAGGAATGTAAAGAACGACACGAAGAACTAATCGATAAAATGGAAGATATCCTTGTAAATATTCGCGGCGATGATAGAGGAGATAAGCTTGGTTTACGACAGGAATTTGTAGAAGTCAAAACTAGTGTTGATGGTTTGACTATAACCGTCAACGATATGAAAACCAAGCAAAGGAGCAATTGGGACAATATCAACGTATTAACCCAAGAAGTCCAGAAGCTTAAAGATGCAATGCCAGCATCTTTCGCTAACGGTGGTTCTGCAAAGAAGACTGCCTCCATAGCTAGTATTTCTGGTGCTGTTGTGATCGGGGTATGGTATGGTCTTGAATTTGCTTTTAAGATCATTTATGCTAGATTTTCTGGTGGTTCTGGTAATTAACTTCTTTCTTTCCTCTCTCACGCGCGTGTGCGTGCGCACACGTTACAACTTCTTCTTTCCTAACTGGTAATAAACGCACCCCTTTGGGGTGCTATTACCAGTTTAAGGATAAAGCAAATAAATTCATTCCATAAAACCCCTAAAGGGGTTTTATGTGTTTTAAGAAAGAAAATATCATTGGGTAAATCAAAAAGATTTTGCGCCAGCAGAACTGAATAAACAATATCGTTTATACGACGGCGGATCTTCTTACACGTTATACATGGGTAAACCCATGTATAACGTGTAATTGTTTTAGGAATGTAATAATGAAACGAGACCAAAAGAAAGAAAGAAGAATACGTACGAGGCTGTACGAGAAACATGGACATCTTATTGGATGTAAAACAGAAGATATTCCAGTTGAACATAGATCTCCTCGTGGAGGATTACGTTGTTTCAAAAAGATTATTCCGCGTGATAAGAATGGGAATAAGCTTTACAATGAAGAAAGAAAGCGTTGTGGAAACAATTGTGCAAGGGGAAGTCTTTACTGCAAGAAGCATGGTGGTGCAAATACAAAATCTTTGGTAAAGGGTACCCGGACAAGCCTTGATCTATACAAGGGTGCATACAATCACGAAGTAAGCAATGTGTTGACAACGTTCCTTTCTGATCCTTCAATCTTGGATCATAAAATGGAATTGGCAACGTTGCGCACGATGTTGACACAGTACATTGAAAGATATAGCAATAACAAGCCGGTTCATAATCCAAGAAAGTTAATTACGTACATTCAGGAGATTATTGAATCCGACAAGATAATAATGCAGAGTGAAAAATTCATGTTGATAAAGCAAATAGTTGATAATGAAACTTCACTCACAGATGGCAATGTAATTGATAGAATTACAAGGCTTGTAGAAAATATTGGTAAATCAATTGAAAGAATCGACCGAATAGAACGTAAGAGTGATTACTTCTTAACTCCTGAGGGATTTAAGATTGTTCTGCGTACGATAATAGAACTTGTGAACACTCACGTCACAGATGTGAACGCACAAGATGCAATAAGAAAAGGACTCACGGAAGCCAGCACAAGAACGTCTGGTGAAATGAAGGGTCCAGTGGTTGATGCAGAAATTACTTATGAAAACGAGCCAAGTACAAAACACGATTAAACAGTATTTCATCATAATGGCAAGTGAATCCATTACAGATGAAATACGTGAAAAGAATTTACGTACACTTAGAATTCAAATAGATAAGTGTTCTGTCAAGTTATTGCTTTCAGCAGTCCAAAAAGAATTGGGCTGTAGGAAGAACTCATTTGTTTACAATCTGTTTTTGAACAACATTCTTTTTGCTGGTAAACTATGAATACAGTTGAAATGATTTATAATTTGTTTCCATACATTGGTTGCCCAACTTGGGAAAACTTCTGTGTGGTGATTGATGGAAATCAATGGAGACACGGTAGGCACTTTGGTAAATGCATTGGCGTTGAAGTTGAATGCTTACGTTGTCTTGCTGAAAAGTATTCTGAAATAGCAACACATTTTCAATTTGGAAAAAAGCTTGAAAAGCACGAAAATGTAACTGAAAAAGTATTCAATTCACTTACCATAGACGATCAGCGTAAGTACGTACTGGCCAGAGTTGGTAAGCGCCTTGAAAAGATAGCGCAAGATGGCAAAATTATCGCGTTCTGGTCTAAACGATAAAAAGCTTTTTGTAGACAATCCGTTCAAATATCTTGCGCAAGGTTTATCTTCAAGTGTTGCGGATGTGTGGGAAGAAGAACCAGTAGACATTGAAACATTTATCAATGACAAGCGGTTCCTTAACAATGCTTGGGATGAAAAGAATCAAAGGGGTTGCCGTCCCAAAATAATGGAAATTGCTAAGGGGTTGTCTGATCCAAAGGTACGTGAGGGGTTCCTTCTTCTAGGCAAAGGATCAGGAAAAGATTATGTTTCCAGCATACTACACCTTTATGGAATTTATTTATGTGAATGCATGTACAGCCCACAGAACTTTTACGGGCTTAGTCCGGGTAGTGCAATTTATTTCATCAATGTTGCCAGAAACGAAGAACAGGCTAAGAATGTGTTCTTCAAAGAATTTATTGGTCACCTGCATAACTGTGCTTGGTTTGAGAGTAAGTACCTAGAACCGGGTAAACAACATGTTGAATTCTTGAAGAATGTTGTTGCTTTAAGCGGCAATAGTCAAGCATTCAGTTGGTTGGGGTATAATACGATTCAATGGGTTGGTGATGAAATTGCATTCTTCTTAGAAAGCAACGCTAAGGATGAAGATGCTAAGGATTCAAAAGCAGAAGAGTGTTGGGAAGCTGCATTTGGTTCCTGTAAGACACGATTTCCAAAACATTACAAGATGATTGGGATCACCACCCCGCGTTACGATGATGATTTTGTAATGCAGAAGTTTGAAAGTCTTAAGCGTAGAATGGAAGAGGGGGCTGGGGATGCGTATGTGATGCAGTTGGCTACATGGGACATACACCCCAGCCTTACCAAGGAAGACTTCAAGGACTCGCTTGAAAGGGACTATCGGCGCACAATGCGGGACTTTGGTGCGCAACCAATGGGTGTTATTACTTCATTCTGGGGTGATCCGGAGTTTATTGAACATAATGTGTGTGAATTCTGTAAGGAATGTCCGGTTTACTTACAACGTGATGAGCAACGTGATGTGTACACTTGTTGGGAAAATGATGAATGCAAGGCAAACGCTTATCGCGGCAATGGTGAATTCCATGATTGGTTTGCTCCTGATTATGATGCAGAATATTACATGCATTTTGACTTATCAAAAAATAAGGATAAGACGGCGTTTTCGTTGGGGCATGTGATAGACTGGGTTGAAGTAAAGCTTAATCCTGCAGATTTGTTGCTACATGATTCTGCTGTTGACTTGAAAAATTTGGATGAAGATGATTTACACGAAGAGCGACCAATCATTAAAATGGATTTCATTGGATGGGTTGACCCGTCGCGGGGCAGGGACACGAGGTTGACAAGAAATAGAGAAGTGTATTACAATGGGTTGTTGACCTACATAATTAATCAATTAATTGAAAAACGATTCAACATAGCTAAGGCCACTTTCGATCAATTTCAGTGTTTGGTAGGAGAAACACTGATTCACACCAATAGGGGAACCTTACAACTCCACGATGTCAACGCTGGAGACACGGTTGCCACTAGAACTGGTCCCGGATTGATAAAAAACAAATTTCAATACAAAAATGTTCCATTAGTAAAAATAACAACAGCAAGGGGAAATGAATTAGTTGGTACACCAAATCACAAGATATTGTTAGACAATGGAGATTGGAAGAAATTGTCTGATATAACTATCCACGATATGGTGAAAATGAATGACGAATCTTATTCTCAGCAATTAGATTGTAAAGAATATGTTCGATTACATTCAAGCGTAAAATTTGGAAGAAGCGTGTATGCGCGTTATAAAGATTTAGAAGTTCCTTGCTATTTGGAAGAGAAGTTAGCTGAATTGTTGGGTGTTATCTGGGGTGACGGAAATTTTGAAAGAGGCGGTGATAAGGTTGCAATTTCTGTAGTAGATAAAAATCACAAAGCGCACATTAAGAATTTAATTAAAGACGTTTTTAAGATTGAATGTTGTGATTCTAGAGGATTGTACTTCAGTTGTAAGGCGCTTGGTGATTATTTCAGAACAAACAATTTAATTAAAAAATCGTACAATAAGACTTTGGAAATACCAGAACAGATTATGCGTTCTCCGAATAGTGTCGTGGGGGCATTTTTGCGTGGATTGTATGACGCTGATGGAAGTGTGGATAAAAATGATGGATGTTGTGTGCTGACTAGTTCAAGCTTGGTTTTGGTGAAACAGGTTAAATACTTGTTGCAGATGCGATTTGGCATAAGGGCTAACATTATTACTTGTGAACGAGATGGTAGTGAGGGTTCTTTTGGTTCAACGAATTCCATATATCACTTAAGAATGATTGGTAAAAGAAAACTGTTTTTTGATTGTGTTGGTTTTTCGCATAAAAAGAAAATGGATAGGTTAAAACTTCACATCGATAAAAATGGAAGGAATCTTCGCGAACGTGTGGTAAAAATAGAGTGCGGGTTGACTGGAGATGTGTATGATCTCGAAGTAGATGGAGATCATTCGTATGTGGCCAACGGTTACATATCACACAACAGTCACCAGTTTAAGCAAGACATTGAAGATCGTGGTATAGAAACAGAATTAGTTTCACTGGACAGGACAGATGAAGTGCCGGTGAATGCTAAGAATTGTTTCATTGAAAATCGTGTCATTTACCCGTATGTTAGGATATTTGCTAAAGAAGCAAGATATTTGAAATATATTGGAAACAAGGTGGACCATCCGACCGGTAAGGGTAAAGACATCTGTGATTCGGTTTTTGGCACTGTATATAATTGTCAAAAAGAACAAACTGGCAGTACGCACTTCACGGTTGTAGAAACTTCGAATCGTGATTAAGCGTCATTTTATTCTGTTGGAAAGATTTTATAGAAAAGAGGTTTGTCATGAAAAGAAAAAATGCAACTTGGACCGGTAACACTACTGTCTCCAAGTCAGCTTCTGGATTTGTTGAAGGATACTGGAGTTCTTCCGGCTATATTCAGCCGGTAATTATTCATGTGGATGATAGTGAAGCTTATGACCTGTATAAAGAGAATGAATGGCTTTTTGCAGTAATCAACCGTATCGTGGCTGATTGCACACAGGTCGATATGAAGCTGGTTCCCAAAGACCCAAATCAAAAATCGACAGATAAGTTTAGAAATCGCCTTAAATCTGTTGCAGATTTCTTTGAAGACCCTAATGAGAACAAGGAATCATTTAAAGAACTGCGGGAAAAGTTTATTCGCGACTTGCTAGTGTATGGCCGTGGTACTATGGAAAAGGTAAAGAAGAACGAGCGTTTGCTTTACCTGTACAGTCTTGTTTCAAAGAATATTACCATACGTACTGACGAGTTTGGCAATCTTCGGGCATGGAAAACTTACAAGCAAGAAAATCCTCACAATGTAAGTAAGCCTACATATTTCAATAAAGATGAAGTAATTTTTTCTGTGCTTCACCCCGCAAGCCATACGTTATATGGGATCAAACCAATTGATATCCTTGCTAACGCTGTTGCCACTGACTTACTGAGAGCCGCATACAATTCAAATCTGTTTGTGAACGGTGCGGAAGCCGCTGGCATCTTATCGATTCCGGGAATGACAAGAACGGAACTTAAAAGGTTTCGTCAGTTCTGGGAGAGCCGCTTTAAGGGTGCTTCCAATTCACATAGGACGTTTATTGTCAACAGTAAGGATACCAGTTGGGTGCGGATGGCATTGTCTAATGCTGACATGCAGTTTGGCGAATATGGTGTAGAACTCCGTTCCAAGATATTTGCCGCGTATAACATGCAACCGTTTGTGATGGGAATTCTTGATCAAACAGTTGGTAAGTTGAATAGTGAACAACAAATCACCATTTATAAAAATGGCGCGCTCAAGCCAATTCTCAGTAAAGAACAGTACGTTTACACAAATGAGATTATCCGCGATGGACTTGGTATTGGTGACGTGAATGCAAGTTTCAGTGAAATTGATTTAGCGGATAAGCAGACAGAAGCCACAATTGATAATGAGCGGATAGCTAATGGTACGATGGTTATCAATGAATACCGTGCCAAACGTGGTGAACGTCCGGTTAAATGGGGAGATACTCCTATACAAATGTCCCCCGGCGGCGGTCAGGTTGATCCGAACACTGGCAGGGTTATTCCGCCGAATCAACAGGCTGGTGGCGCTGGCGGTAATCAGCAGAAGCCTCCCGCCAAACCGGCACAGAAGGCAGATGATGACGATAGCATCTACAAGCCTGTGTTCCCCACCAAGATGAATGTAATGGAGAAGTTTTTTAATCATTACAAAAACACTTGTACCGTTCAGCCTTATATCTGGACAGGTGATGTTCTCCAAAGGCTATTCCAAGAGAGAAAACAATACGCGCTTGCTAAAATGTTCGTAATGACGACCAAATTATATACGAAACAATTTGATGGAAAATCAAGTGAAGCAAAGCGTGAGATAGATATTCTTATTCGTGATATTAAACGTTCTGAAGTTTGGTACGATTTGTATCTTGGAGAAGGTGATGAATAAAAAGTTCACGATCACGAGCGAAAGATTCAAGGAATACGGCATCGAGGAAGAATACGAAGCCAAGGTTCCTTGGAAGCTGAAGGCTGCAAAGTCTGATGCTAAAAACAGATTTTTGACCGGATACGCCGGTACTATTGGCCGTGACCGGGCCAAAGACAATATCCTCATTGAAGCGTGGAAGAAATCCAAAGACGATTTGATGCAACCGGGTGCCAACACTGTGTTTTTCAATCACGACACTGATAAGCCAATTGGTCGTGTGATGAAGACACTGGTTGATAAGGTTGGGTTACTGGTTAAGGTCTACATCAGTAAAGCCAAGGATGTTGAAGACACCTGGACTAAGATTCAGGAGAAAGTTCTTTCAGCATTGTCAATTCGGTTGCGCCCCAAAAAGGTGGAAATCGTTGAGGACGCTGATACTGGAAGGATTATAGAGTTTCAAATCAAGGAAATGGAGCTATATGAAGTAAGTGTTGTTGGTATTCCAATGAATGCCAAGGCTACCATAAACGAAGTGATGTCCAAGAGTTTCAGTGCTGCGAAAAAGAAGTACAACCTACAAAGGAGTAGAAAAGTGATGAAAAAGAAGTCTGTTGCCAGCGTGAACCGTCAGGTTCTTAAGGACATGGTTGGTGAGTACACCTCCGATGTCCAGAAGAAGACCGAAGAGAACAGTCAGAGTGTCGAAGCTCTCAAGAAGTTGATTGAAGAGCAGACCAAGTCCATCGCGGCTCTTGCCGGTGTTGTTACCGAGATGAACAAGAAGACCATGACCGCTGAAGAGAAGAAAGCGGCCACTGAAGCCATGCTTGCCAAACAGGTAGAGGAAAATCCGGCTATCGCTTTTGTGATTGAACAGCTTGCCGAATTGCGCAAGAGTTTCCCCGGTCGCAAGGGTTCTGACAAGAAAGAAAACGAGACGCAGGACGAAGAAAACGAAGATCAGGGCGGTGTTCCGAAGAAGTGCCTGAAGTCGGCGGAAGATCCTGACACCCTGAAGTACGTTCTGCATATTCTCGGCGATGGTACCAATCCGGGCAATGCCGCTGAGTTGGAGTCTCTCACCCCCGGTGAGAAATCTCTCGCAAGTCAGTTCTATATGCAAGCGATGGTCGCAAACCTCTCGGACAACTAATTCAAATCATAAGGAGAATATCACATGGCAAACAGGGCATTAGTTAAGAAGGCGCTCTCGGTAGCGACCTCTGGCAGTAGCATCGCTGCTTACCTGCCTGATCCGTTGGTGACGCAGATTCTCGAATACGTTCGGGAATTGAACATCATGCGTCGGTTGCTGACTGTGTTCACGATGAACAGTCGTACGTTGCGCAAACCGAAGAATAGCAGTGTTTCCAGTGCTTACTTCATTCCCGACGGTGTGACCGCGACGCTGAGTAACTTCAGTTCGACGACCGTCGAGTGGATCGCGAAAAAGCTGATGCATTATTTGATGGTTGACGAGGAAGCCATCGAAGACTCTCAGCCCAACGTTATCCAGCAGATCATGATGGAATCGGCGAATGCGTTTGCCGAAGCGGAAGAACTTGCGTTCCTGCAAGGTGATACGGATCATCTCGCGACCGCTCCGACCCCGGAATCCGCCACGACTGCCAACTGGTACGTTCGTGATTCGCGTCTGATGTTTGATGGTATCTTCACCGTTGCGCACGACAGTGGTTCGACTGCTGTCAATGCTGGTGGTGCCGTGTTTGACGAAGACATGGTGAACAATGCCATCTATAACCTCGGCAAGTATGGCCGGAACAAGGGTATGCTGTATGGTCTGGTTCCTTCGGATCAGGCAGCGAATATCCGCAGTAACTCTAACTTCAAGGATGCCAGCAAGACCGGTCTGGCTCTGGCGAGTTTCATTACTGGTTTGGGTTCTGCCGGTGAACGCGATGCCGTAGTGACCGTTATCTACGGTGTTCCCCAGTACGAAGTTCCGCAGGCTCCGTCTGGCCATGCGGTCATTCTGCACAAGCAAGCGTGTGCGGTTGGTGATCGTCGGCGCATCAAGATGGAATCGGAGCGTGTCATTGAATCCGATCAGCGCAAGTATGTGACCAGTGAACGTCTTGCGTTTGAGTTTAACTACGACGACATGAGTTGCGAGATTGACAATCTCAGTACCACTGTTTCCTTCTAAGCCATCCGAGAGATTCCACGGAAGCCCCTACATAAATTGTAGGGGCTTTTCTTTTTGGTTATTTTTGATATGAAAATTACGTCTATAAACCAAAAATATTGTTTACTCCATAACGATACAATTGACGTTGAGAATATTAAGAACTTAACATTCTTTCGTTCAATAGCTGAAGTGCGTGTTGATGGCATTGTTTCCTTTGATTACTTTTCAAAGGAAAATGGTAAGAAAAAACATGTTCATCAGTTTGTCAACCGATATAGCGCCCTGAATGCATATTATCATCCGGCAGCTTTAATGTTGAAGAAAATTCACATTAAAGAAGAGATATGCTTTCACCAACTCATTTGTGACGCATTAACTACCGGGGCTAGCGTACACCATGTACACGAGCCGATTGGTCTTGTAAGGGAATGTGAAGTACCTTTCTCGGACTCCCTGTTTGCTGACATGCAAGCACATTACTGTCGTCAGTGGCACGGGACTGGAATGCTGTATCACCACGAAGGCGCTTTTACCGGTTCTACAATGTGCAGAAGGGAGCCAGTTGGAAAAGTGCTTATCTCAATATTGAGTTCCAACTATACCATGCTTGCTTCTGTGTTGGAATCACTGATATTCAACACCTACAAAAACCATACCAAGATTGTGATCGGATGGTATGGTGATAAAGATAGTTACGAAGAATTGTTGAAGAAGATGGCAAACATTAATGTCAATGGCCAGTTGCTTGATATTGTCTTCTTCCAAAATTCCAACAGATTTAACTTCAGCACTTTCAACAATATAATCTTCAACAAATATGCAGGTGGGTTTGATTACTTCATGTTGTTGAATGATGATGTTGAAATCATCAAATGTAATTTCCTATATGAAATGATGTACATAGTGGAAAATGAAGGTGCGAGTGTTGTTGGTAACGCCTTGTTTTATCCTAGTGCTGAATACGGACAAAGGTTGTATCAGCACGGTGGGGTAATGTTGGGTGACGCCAACGAAATGTTCAAACATGTCGGAAAACATAAATCACCAGACAAATTTTATCTTCCAACTAGAGAAGTCAGTGCTGTGACGTTTGCTAGTGCATTAATTTCTACAAGCGTGTACGGACGGTACATGCTGAATGAAGATTATTATGGTGATTGCAACGATATTGAATTTTGTTTCCGTGTCAAGAAAGATGGTGGACATATATGGTACTGTGCAAATGCAGAAATGATTCACAGAGAATCCCACACAAGGAAAAATGATCCAAGCATGTCTGGTGATCGCGGGACACTTAAATTCGTTGAATTTTTCAAACATGATCTAAAGAGAGTATTCAATTTATTATGAAAAAGGCTGTAGTTGTTGGAGGATTGGGTTATCTCGGTTACGAAGTGGTACGGATTTTGATGCAGACTGCTGGTGTTGATTCTGTTCTTGTAATAGATAACAACATGTATGGGAAATGGGAAGAGCACGAGCTTGAAGAGCTTAGTGTAGAATTATCAATCAAGAATGTTCTTCATTACAATTTTGATGAGATAATTACCACTGATGTTTCGTGTGTCTTTGTATGTTCAACAATTGATGTTAGTTCGTTCTACAATGCTCACACACTTCAGCACTGTGAAAGATATTTTGATTGGATGAATGCGTTTTGCGAACACTGTGTTTCGCATGGTATCCAATTTATTCACCCATTCACTCACACGGGACATGTGACGTTGCCAGAATTCTTGGAAGAACACACGCTGGACTGTCCCGTACTGTATGGGACCGCGCCTGCCTTCCGTTCTGATACATTAATCAATAACATGGTTTTGTCTTTTGCCTTGGAAAAGATGTACGGTATGGAAGATAATCCATTACAGGATGTTACATTCTGCAATGTGGTGGAATATGCCAACGCGCTTGTTCAAGGCAAAATCCCAGATATTGCTCGTGTACCAATGATAGGCTTGGTCAACATTATTCAATGGATGTATGGACCAGAGTATTCAATACATATGCCGCACATTCCAGACATTGCTAAGACCTATCAATATCAGGTGTCCTTACATAAGAAAGACTTTGATACTTTGGAATTGTTTGTAAACGAGATTAAGCGCGGGATTGAGGTTGGGCATGTTGAAGAATTGAAGGAACAGTATAA